TTACTCAATAGCTTATTTTTTTCTTTACCTTGCAAAACGATAAGGATAATACCAATAATAAAAGGAATCCCATACAGAAACCATGCAATCGTAAATAATAAAGCAATAAACCATGTTTGTAAATACCATTTTTGTTTCATAATCTTTTCCTCTTTTCTTTTGAAATTATTTTTAAAACGCCGAAGCGAATTAACCTATTTAAGGCGTAACTCAATAAGTTCCATCGGATACCCAGTGCATTGACAAAATTGTTCACGGGTATATCCTGAAAATTCTTTTAACATCTCATCATCAATAAGAAGATAGGCAGCGAACATATTAGCATCTGATTCGATGCGAGATGTTAGCAATAATGTCTTGTGTGCCATAAAGCAACAGTTTTCTTTCCAATGCAAAATAGCATGTCCAAGTTCGTGTGCCATAACTATTTTTAAGTATTCTTCATCATCAATATCAGAATTTATGAATATACACTTTGTATGCTCTAAATATTTGTACATTCCCACAGTGGAGCTTCCAAGAGGGTGATAAAAAACCTTAATTCCCAGTTCTCGCGCTATTCTAAATGGGTCAGCGGTTCCAAAACGCCTTACATAATAGGCTACGATTCGATTAATACGCCTATCCAATACAATCCCCCCAGTTTTACTCTTTTCTGTTCTTGTACGGGTTATATTTTTCTTTGTTTATTATCTTTAATTGTCTCATTGCAGATTCCAATGCATTTTCTAGTAATGATAAAGACATATCATCAATTTCTTCGCCGTTATAATACAGCGGTCCAATATCCTGATTTTTAATATCACTCATGATAGAATCCAACTTTCTTTTTATGTCGCGTTCGTCTTTGGGTGTCAGTGCAGTTTTCTTTTTCTCCGGTTCGTCTTTCCCTGTCATAAGATAATCAAGAGATACACCGAAATAATCGGCAATCAATTTTGCTTTATCTGAACTCAGTAAGTTTCTTCTAGACTTCCAATTGCTAAATGTAGATTGGCTTATTCCGGTTGCTTTTGACACTTGATAAGTTGTAACACCATATTTTTGTAACAACTGCTCAAAAATTTCATACATTTTATGTGCTCCTTTCACAAAAAACGCATAATTCACAAAATGGTAGTAAAAACCATTGACTGCTACGCAAAATGGTGTTATAGTAAGACTGTACTTCACAGAATGGTAGCGTTCAACGAAAATAATACCAAATTTAAAATGCGTTTAAAATGTGATGCTTTAACTGGTAATTGAAGTGTATCACAAATGTGAAGTATTCGCAATAGTTTTTTAGGGAAAGAGGGTATAAAAAGTGTACGAAAAATTTGCTGCATTATTAGAAGAAAATAACAAAACAGCATATCAGGTATCTAAAGATACTGGTATAGCTCAAAATGTATTTTCTTATTGGAAAACAGGACGTAGCACTCCGAAGACTGACAAGCTCAAAATCCTGGCCGATTACTTCGGCGTGCCAATTGAGTATTTCTTGGATGAATAGAAGGAGGTGAGTAGGATGGAAGATTTGCCGTGGGATGACAACTTGAGCAAAGCACATAAGTGGAGCAAACAAGCAAAGGTTATATCTATATGTGCTTTGCTGATAAGTGTTACATCTTTGTTTATAAGAATATTTGGACTACTCCAATAGCAACAGAAACTATAAGAGAAACGATGGCAATTATCTTTGAAATAAGAGCTTCTTTTTTAGCGGCAACCGTTTCTGCTTTTGCCATATCAAGCTGTTCGTTAAGTGTCGCTGAGATTTCATTTAATTGTTTTTCGTAAGATGACTTTATATCATCAGCCATTTTTGCTAAAACTGAATCTTCATACCCCGGAAGTCTTGATTTAGTTTTCATAAATAATAGTTCCGGAGGTTCAATTTTAGGAACATCAAATTTAGGCATTGTAACATCATATTTTGGAATCTCAATGTTAATCTTTGGAGGATGAACGTCAAACTTCAATTATGATTCTCCTTCTGTTTTACTTGGCCTGGCGGGGCCTGTACTTATATTATAGGAAGTTTGGGAGAAAATGTAAATGTTTGTGTCAACAGGAAGAAGTGACTGAAACATACCAAAAGTAGACAAGCTTAAAAAAATTGGCCGACTATTTCGGCGTGCCTATTGAATATTTCTTGGAAGAGTAGAGGAGGTGAGAGAGATGAAGACAGAAATTAGAGTATCTCAAGTTGAATCACGTTTGTTGATAGAAGTTGATGGTGAAATTCTACCAGATATTTTTAGCGAATACAGATGGGAAAGCTCCAATACAGGAAAATCAGAGCTTTCCTTAACTATTCGAGGCGATGTCAGTGTATCTGAGTTGTCAACCAGCCTAAAAGTGCAGAAGGATAGAACCTGTAATCCAGTATGTTTGGGCTAAATTGCATCATCAAGACAGACTCTAGCAAAGAGTTTTCCAAAATCAGTTATATCAAAAAGTTGTAAGGAGGCAAAAATGCAGAAGCTAAAAAGATTTCTGATCGAATGGGGAATTCCAATCCTTTCGGGTATTGCAGGGAGCTTTATCGGAATTTCCATCGCTAAGATGATTGGCATAATGTGAGTAAAGTTGTTATAACAGCAATGACTATGGGAAATAGAGGAGGTGAGAGAAATGGAAATCAGGAAACTAGAGATAGATTTTGATACTGGAGTTTTAAAAATTAACGACAGGGAGATAAATGAATATCCTATTCTTGCAACTCTTCCCGGCCCCGACGGATGGGTGCAGCGAAAATTGTTTAATCCAGAACTTGCCACCGGGAACAAGGAAGAGTGTGATCGGTTAGATGTCACTTACAGGCCGTCTAAAAGTACGCTTTTATAAAAGCTACTTTTCCATAAACTATTTGGTAGTCAACCTGTTGAATCCAGCGACCACCAATAAAAGTGCCACAAATATCAGAAATATCCTTTTCTGCATTCGGCGGTATGGCAATCAAAAGATGTTTTCCAACATCATCTTGTGATTCAACAAAGTAAGTGTCATAGCCATTAACATTTATAGACGTAAGATTCATAACATCATTCTTTCTATGTACTCGGCCTGGCGGCCTGTAAGTACATTATAGAAAAGAGAGTGCAAGAAAACAAGAGGAGGCGTAACAATGGAATTTCCAAAGAAAATCATGTACCAAAAGGAATTAGTCCAGATGGGATTCCCGGAAAAGATGCTCCGCAGAATCAGCAGGGAGAAGGGTCAGAAGGTAGCATATAAGGTCAATCCCAATAACAAGACAAGCCCAACCTTGTTTGACACGGACGAGCTCCAGAAATATCTCATCCGTCAGAACCGGGCAGCCGATCTGGCAAGGCAAAGGGGGTGCGTGATGTAATGCACTACACCGCAATAAAAGACGCAGCTATCTGTACCGCCCTTGCCGCATCAACCGGATGGTGGCAGCCACGGGATGCACCGCAGGCAGTTATGTGCTACATATTTATATTTGTACTGCTGGTGGCTACTTTTGAAGTGGCACGAGATTGGGAGAGGAGGAGGAGACATGAAAACGGAAAAATGGATAGAAATATGCAAGGAAATGGCCCCGCATTTAAGAGCGTTGGAGCTGATTGCCAAAAATAATAATCTTGACATCCTTTGCGTTGGCATGGGTACCAAAACGTACGGACAGGCCACATGGATTGAAGATGATACAGGTACGCATTTTAGATGTAACGTCGAGAGCAATCGTAGTTTTAAGGCAGAAATCAGCAACAGCGAAGCTGATATATCCGAAAAGTTTTTGCTGCCAATGGAAAAGCCCCTGGCGCCGGGAAGCAATCAGGGACTTGAAAAATAAACACATCTTTATTATAGGGTAATCAAGGAGGTTTCGTCAAGATGAATAAGAAAGCAATTGAGATCATGGCAGGCAGTACGGTTTTAGTGGAATACGGCATACCGGATAACTATGTACCTTTCAAGGTGCGGGCGGTGTATGCGACTGAATCTAAAGTTGTGCTCACCGCGGAATCAAAGGTAGGGAACGAAACATTTGTGCTCCGCCCGGAGGAAGAACTTTTGGTGCTGCCATGAGTGAACCGTACATGATCATCGACAATGCGGATCATGCTGAATGGCTGCAGGCCCGGAGTTATGGCATCGGCGGTTCCGACGCATCGGCAATCCTGGGGATGAATCCATATAAGACCAACATAGAACTCTTTGAGGAGAAGACAGGCCGCAGGATCCCGGAGGATATATCAGACAAACCTTATGTACGATATGGGACCATGGCAGAGCCGCTTATCCGTCAGCTCTTCATGCTGGATTATCCAGAATATCAAGTCACCCACCATGAAAATAGGATCTTGAGAAGTAAGGAACACCCATTTCTACAGGCATCTCTGGACGGAGAGCTGACAGACCAGGAAGGCAGGAAAGGGGTACTGGAGATTAAGACGACCAATATCCTGCAGTCCATGCAGTATGAGAAGTGGAAAGACCGTATACCGGATAATTATTATATCCAGGTGTTACATTATCTTTTGGTGACGGGGTATGAGTTTGCGGTACTCCGGGCACACCTGATCAGCAACTGGGGACAAGATAAGCGGACAACAGCGAAACATTATTTTATAGAGCGTTCAGATGTTGAGAATGATCTGGACATGCTCCTTCGGGAGGAACAGAAATTTTGGGAGTATGTAGAGAGTGGCAGGAAGCCACCCCTGATACTGCCGGAGATATAGAGGAGGAAAGTCATGGAATTAAGGATCACAACCCAAATGGAACCCGGTGTATTGCCGGAAGTCCAGTGGAACAATGAGGAGTTAAAGAAAGAAATCGCCGAAAAAGCGACGGAGTATAAGAATATCGCCTACACGGCTGAACAGTCCACGGATATGAGGAAAGACCGGGCAAAGCTGAACGCTCTGGTGACAGCCTTTGAAGACCAGCGGAAACGGGTTAAGAAATTTTATAATGAACCGTATACAAAGTTTGAAGACCAGGTAAAAGAGGTTCTGGCTCCGGCCCGTGAAGCGATCGCGCTGATCGATAAAGGACTGGATGAGATTGAAAAGAAATACAGGGCAGACCGTAAAGCAAAAATGCAGGAGCTGTATGAAAAATATGTAGGTGACCTGAGAGGATTAGTGCCATTTACCCGTACTGTGAAAGAAGAATACTATAAAAAGGCTTTCACAGACAAGAAGCTGGAACAGGCGTACATAGACTTCTTTGGCCGGATACGGGAGGACATGAAAGCCCTTGAGGAGCTTCCGGAAAGGTTCCGGGACAAGGCACTCTTAAAATATGTGGAATCTTTCAGCCTGTCAGATGCGCTCCGGGAAGGGAAGCGGCTGGAAGAGCTGGAAAAAGCCATGGAAGAGCGCCGGAGGAACCAGGAAGCTGAGAAGGCTGCCCGTGATGCGGCAAAACCACAGGCCAGGCCGCAAGCACAGGCACAACAGCAGGAAGCGCCCATTACGGAACCTGTAAATACGGCAAATGAAGAGGAACCGATCATGAGTCTGGACTTCCGGGCATGGGGAACAAAAGCGCAGCTCATGGGCCTGCGGCAGTACATGATCGACAATCATATCAAATTCGGAAAGGTGGAATAGAAATGGCAGTAGGAAACAGTCTGGCAAAAAAGCGGGAAAAGACACCGCTGACCGCATATCTGACAAATGATGCAGTGAAAAAGCAGATCAATAACGTGGTAGGAGGGAAGAATGGGACAAGGTTCATCTCCAGTATCGTGTCAGCGGTGCAGACCACACCGGCGCTGCAGGAATGCACGAATCCAAGTATCCTTTCAGCAGCCCTCCTGGGAGAGGCTCTGAACCTTTCACCGTCTCCCCAGTTGGGACAGTATTATCTAGTTCCTTTCAATAATAAAAACAAGGGGTGCAAAGAGGCGCAGTTCCAGCTTGGGTATAAAGGATATATCCAGCTGGCAAAGCGGAGCGGTGTGTATAAAAAGATCAATGTTATATCCATTAAAGAAGGGGAGCTGGTTTCTTACAACCCTTTGGAAGAGGAACTGGAAGTAAATCTCATTGAAGACGACATCATCCGTGAGGAAACTCCCACGATTGGCTATTATGCTATGTTTGAGGAAGTCAATGGATATAAGCACAGCATGTACTGGTCTAAAAGAAAGATGCTGGCACATGCGGATAAATACAGCCAGGCATTCCATCTTCACGCAGTGAACAGCAGTAATTCTAAATACTCTAGAGTATCATATGAAGACTTTGAAAGAGGGAATTTTCCAAAAGAAGATGCTTGGAAGTATTCATCTTTCTGGTATAAAGATTTTGACGCTATGGCCCACAAGACTATGCTCCGCCAGTTAATCAGCAAGTGGGGGACCATGAGCATTGATTTGCAGACGGCGGTAGAAAAGGATATGGCAGTCATCCGGGAAGACGGCAGCCCTGAGTATGTTGAGAATGAGGAACAGGAAGAGAATATAGCGGTAGAACAGGAGTACAAGGAAGTAGATACGCAGGATGAACCGGAGCAGGAAGAAACCTCTCCGCAGGAGCCTGAGGGACAAATGAGCATGGAAGATGAATTTTTCCGCGGATTATAAGGGGTTCCGGCCTTGTGCCTGAATGATATATCACACAAAAATACGCACAGCAGCCCTGATTAAGCCAGGGCTGCGGAAAGGAGCAACTATGAAACATATGGATATGGAGAAGTTCGCAAATGGAGCCTTCACATCCCAGATCAACAGAGAACTGGAGAAGGTGACGGAGAATATCCAGGACCCCAATACAGATGCCACGGCAAAGCGCCGGATCACAGTGGTCATTGAATTTAAGCCAAACGAGGCCAGGAATTTTGTTACCACTGGGGTGCAGGCAAAATCAACTTTAGCACCAGCTCTTGGAGCAGTCACAGCCCTAAATATGGGCAAGGACCTGAAAACAGGGGAAGTGGAGGCTGTGGAGATTGGCAACCAGATCCCGGGGCAGATGTCTATTGACGATGTCGAGACCCCGCAAGCTGTGCAGGAAGAGGATAACCATAACGGTGAATTAAACGCTATGGTACGCACCGTTGATCAGTCCACGGGGGAGATTTACGAGACACCAGCAAGCAGCAATGTCATTGATCTAAGAGGAGCCAGACAGGCGTAAATAATAGGAGGATAAGAATATGTTAAGAGAAGCTATGCAGTATATCGCAGGATTAAAAGAGGAATCTATGGACCCAAAGGTGGTCGAGATCAATGGGAAGACTTATTGCAATAAGAACCTGACAAGATATGGCGAGGAGCCGATGGCCAGTGCAATCGAGGCCACTACTCTGACAGCTATGATCGACTATATTAAAAACTGTAAAGATGAGCTGCGGGAATCCATGGTCATCCATGTGGTAAATCCAACCACTGTAAAACTGTATTCCGGACTGACGAAGGAAAGGGACAGGGAGCATCTGTTCAAATCCAATGCCATTGTTCCGAAGTTCTCTTTTGATAATTGGTACGACCAGGAGCGTTTCATCATTGAGTTACAGGCGGATTTTGAGGTAACGGCGGACCTGGAAGCTATCCTGAAAGTGGCTGGGAACGTCGAGGCAAAGACCACAGCCAATTATGGGGATGACGGTGTAAGCCAAAAAACTACCATCAAGCAGGGTATTGCATCCAAAGCAGACGTCCTGGTCCCGAATCCAGTGAGCCTTGTCCCGTACCGCACCTTCTTAGAGGTGAAGCAGCCTGCCAGCGAATTTGTATTCCGAATCAGGGATAATGGCGGAGAGCCAATATTCAAGATCGTGGAGGCAGAAGGCGGCCTATGGCGTAATGAGGCTATGAACAATATCAAGCAGTATCTTATTGAGAACCTGCAGGATAATCCGGTATATGAACGCATTACCATCATTGCATAAATAACTTTATTCCCTGCCCTGGAAACGGGGCGGGGAAGTCAGGAGAATGACGTGGGTAAAAAAGAAAGAGAAAAAGGGAAGCGTGGAGAACGGGAGATTGCTAATTATCTCAAAAGCCACGGTTATGACGCAAAAAGAGGACAGCAGTATTGCGGTGCGAATGGTGATGCCGATGTGATCGGACTGCCAGGCATACATATTGAGTGTAAATGGGTAGAGAGGCTCAATATAAGGGAAGCTATGGAACAGTCCATGAATGATGCCAAAGAAAAAGAGATGCCTACGGTCTTTCATAAAAAGAACAGGCAGCCGTGGCTGGTTACAATGACCATGGACGACTGGATGAAGTTATATAAGGCGGCTGGAAAGCTGTTGTAAGGATGGAAAGTGGGTGGTCAGATTGGCACGTGGTGCCCCTAATAAACGAGGGCTTGACTACTTTCCGAAGATGCTTAATTTCTATGACGATGATAAGATATTCGACCTTATGGATGAGTATGGCCCTATGGGAGTCACCATCTATGATGTTATCCTGACAATCGTATATAGCCAGGGATATTTTGCCGAATTATCAAAAGACAAGCTATCAAGAATGGTCATCCGTAAAATAGGAAATAAGTGGATCAAGAATCAAAGGGTTGTCGTGCAAGTGATAGATTATTGTGCGGATTTAGGGCTTTTTGACAAGGCCCTCCTTGCACAGAATGTTATCACCTCTGAAGGGATTCAAAGACGTTATCACAAGATAGCAGTGAAACTGATGAAGAGACAGCTTTATAGTGAAAAGTATTGGCTCCTTGAAAAAGAGGAAAAAGAGGAGCCTCTATTAAATTCACCCAAAAATCGAATTTCTTCGGAAGAAAATCAAATTGATTCCGCAGTTATTCCAAATTCTTCGGAAGAAAGTCATATAAAAGGAAAGGAAACTAAAAGAAATAATATAAATACGGCTCCGCCGGGAAAACCATTTGATAACCCAGAGCTTGAAAAGGCTTTCCAATTCTTTCTCTTATGTAGGAGACAGAACGGGAAAGTCATTAACGAAGAGCAGGTTCGGCTTCTAAGGGAAGAACTGTGTGCATCTGGGGAAGATGACAAGAGCAGGCTGGCTGTGGCAAAAAAAGCGGCGGCAGATGGATGGACAGGTTTCCATGCATTGAGAAAGCCGAGAAGGAAAGCGGAGCCAAAGAAAAAGGCTGGATTTAACAATTTCCAGGGGCGCAGCTATGATGTTGGCAAGCTGGAGTCTCAATTGTTGAACAGTCAGAAAGGAGGAAAAGACCATGGATAGTAGAACACAAACCGTAGAAATTGACCATGACAAGCTGTGCAGGTATATCAGGGACACCTTGCACATGACCTTAATAGATTTTAGCTACTCGATTGGGAAAAGCAAGAGCTACATATCTGGCCTTGCACGGAATCCGAAGGTACCAGGCGCCGCATACAGCCTGATTTGTGAGAAATGCAGGGTACCATTTTCTTATTTTGAGGCGGTGCCACAGGAAGAGAGACAGAAGTCTCAGGAGCAGACATCCGTCAACCCGGAATTACTCCTCATGCTGAAAAGCCTGTCGGATAGTATGATTGCAATGGAGAAGCGTTTGAGTGCCATGGATGTTGTTATAGAGGCCATGGGCGGAGAAGTGTCAAAGGTGCTGCAAAAATGCAGTGCCAATACCCTGCAGCTCGAAAGAATAAGAGATGCGCTGGATAAGCTATCAATGTCGGATTATGACAGGGCTGAGACGTATCTCAAAGCTTCACTGGCAGAGGGAGACAGGATAGCATCGGATATCCTTGCCAATGCTGAGGCAGAGGGAATCAAAACTGCGGAGCTCATGAGGGCCAAGAATCGGATGGGAATCCGGGCCTATACGACTGGGTACGGAAAGAGCCAGAAAAAATGGTGGGGGTATGAGAAAGGCGGTATTAAATAAAACAAATGTTATATCAAATGTCCATATCAGAATATCTGCAGGCCAGAAACAATGTACGTTTTAAGCATTGCGGCCAATGTGTCTGCCGGAGCTGCCTTTACTGGTGGTCAGGACGGTGCCCATACAATGGATGTTATGATAATCACCGGGCAGAGGTAGATCCATACGACAGAGCACACCCAGATGAGCCGCCACGGACTGCCTGGAGTTATTGGGATAAGCCCGGGGAGCAGGCTCACTGGTGTAGGGGAGGAGCACTTTATAAAATACCAGGGATGCCAGGTCAAGGAGTGCCTAAAATGTAACGTCGCTGTATATCAGGATGGGTATATTGATTGCAGCCTGGTGGATACTCTGGGGTGTACGGCGTGTTATCAGGAGTTTGAGGAGCATATGGAGGAATAGCCTATGTGTAACGATTTTGAGTGCGTCCATGATCAGTGCGGCATATGCAACTACACGGACGAGGATTGTGAGTATGAGGACTGCGATATGTGGCGAGTATGTCAGGAATGTGTCAGTAATATGGTAAGTGGTGATAACTGCACAGGAGAAGAGGAGGTATAAACGGATGAAAGCATTAACAGTATGGCAGCCGTGGGCTACTTTGCTTGCGACGGGATATAAAACGGTGGAAACGCGAAGTTGGAAAACGAATTATAGAGGGAAAATACTTATCCATGCGGCAAAAAGGCCTGTGGTTAATGGGATAATTGAGATGGATAGAGAGGCAAGGAAAGTGCTTAGAGATGTACTGGATCTGCCGGAGATATACCGAGAGATTAACTGGACTGAATATTACAGGAAGCTGCCAATAGGTGTTGTCGTGGGAGAAGCAAGATTGACAGACTGTATTCATATAAATGAGGAGTATCAGAGATTTATTAAGAATGCATGTCATGCGGAGTACCTCTTGGGTGATTTTACTACGGGGAGGTATGCGTGGATCATGGAAGACGCCATAAAATATGATGTGCCAATTCCTGCCACGGGGAGGCAAGGATTGTGGAATATAGAGATAGAGTATAATGACAAGATTGGTAGGGCAATGGGAAATGGATGAGAGACTGACTGCCATACTGGCCTTGCAGCGCCGCCTGGATGGGTGGCGCCGGCAGCATGAAGAGCAATTGGCGAAAGCCAGAATTAAGGAGGACGATCCATGAATGAACCAAAATATAAAACCTGTATACATAGTCAGAAGGTGGGAAAAGTTGCCGTATTAGTTGGTCCTGGATGCGCAAGGGCAGCATTGATAAAAGGGATTCTAGTCAGCAGTAAACAGCGGTGTGAAACATGTAGGAGCTGGAAGGAGAGAGTATGAAAAACGGTGAAGGATATACAGATAACACGGCCGGCAAAGCAATCTATGAGGCGGACAGGCTGCCCAAACACATCATGGACGTGGTACATACACTCAAGCTGGTTGCCGGGATGGTTGGGTTGAGGATTAAAAGTGTGGAACTGGAGGACCGGAAGAGTGGGAAACGATACTTGTACGGGAGGTGATGATCAGTGAAAGAGATGTTTATCATAATTAAAATTGCTTTTACCATGTACAGAGAAGTAGGTATCCAGGGCAAGCTTTTGAGGCATAGATACAAGATGCTTGATATTTACACAAAGTATCAGGATTATCCATTTGAGTATGAGCAAACAAAAAAGTGGCGGGAGGATTTAAAGGCTACTTTGTGTAAAGCAAGCGAGGAGATGCGGGACTGGAGGTGAGCGCAATGGAACAATTATCTGAATCTGAAAAGAAAAAGCGGTATTTAAGAGGATATAGGATATCAATACGAAGATTAAAGCGTCTTCAGTCTGAATTGACGGAGGTGCGGGGAATGAAAATGGGCGTATCTATTAATTATGACGGTATGCCACATGGAAGTAACGTAATGGGAGATTTATCTGGATACGCGGCGGATCTGGATAAACTTGAAAGAGGAATTCAGACCGAAAGGTATCGCAGAATTAAAAATTATAAATCTATTAAAAAGTGTATTGATGGCCTGGAAGATGACAGGGAGAGCGACGTATTATTTTATCGTTATATCAAAGGTTTTGAGTGGTACCAGGTGGCTGAGGTCATGGGTTTTTCTGAGAGACATATAACTCGTTTACATGGTATGGCACTGGCGCATTTGGATGTGCCAAAAGATGTCCTAGAATGTCCGATACAAAAGTGATATTATGATATCATCAAAAAAAACAAAGAACACCTGGCTGGCAATATGCTGGCTGGGTGTTTTTGCGTGTGGAAAGTGAGGTGAAATCATGGGAAGAAAATTACGGTTTAGCAGCCCGGAAGAACTGCAAGAGAAATGGGAAATGTACAAAGAGGATTGTGACAATCAGATGGTTCTTACCCATGACTTCTCTTCAAAGAACAGCGAGTTTGTCAGTAAGGAGTTGCGTCGTAGTGTCACATATACAATTGAAGGATTTTGCGCATTTGCAGGGATTTCACGACAACAGTTCTACAGCAATTATGCAGAGAAGAAAAAATATACTGACATCGTCACGCGCATGAGGGAGGAATGCGAAGTAGATGCCCGCAAGAAATTTGAGCTACAGATGATTCCGTCTCAGTTGGCCGGCTTGTGGATGAGCAAATACGGCTATACCACAAAGCAGGATACCAACATCTCCGGAAGTCTGGATACCGAGAAGACAAAGCTGGACGACCTGATCCAGCAGATGCGTGGTGATGGATAATGAGTGATGAAAGACTGGTATTGTCAGAGAAGTATAAGGCATTCCTGAAATGTAACGCCCCTGTGGAGTTCCTGGAGGGCACAACGGCTGCGGGCAAAACTACAGTAGGATTGTTTAAATTTATGCTGAAAGTGGCGGAATCGCCTAAAAAACTGCATATCCTTGCAGCAGACGATACAGGAGCAGCCGAGAAGAATATTATCCAGAAAGACCTTGGAATCCTGGATGATTTCGGGGTATTGGTGGAATACAAGGGCAACGGATCCGGTGAGTATAAGATGCCGCATCTCCTGTTTCACACGTCTGCTGGAGACAAAATAGTATTTGTCGTTGGTTACGGCAACAAGAGCAAGTGGAAAGATGCTCTGGGCGGACAGTACGGCTGTCTGTACATTGATGAGATTAACACGGCGGATATTGAGTTTGTCCGTGAGGCTGCCATGAGGTCTGATTATCTGATGGCAACACTTAATCCGGATGACCCCGGACTGGATGTGTACAAGGAGTATATCAACTGTTCCAGGCCGCTCCCTGAGTGGGGGGATGATACCCCACAGGAAATTAAAGACGAGCTAAAAGAAGAACCAAAACCCGGTTGGGTACATTGGTTCTTTTCTTTTGCTGATAACGCAGGGTTACCAAAAACAATGCTGGACAGGATTATGGCCAATACACCGAAGGGCACCAAAATCTGGAAGAACAAAATCCAGGGTCTGCGTGGTAAGGCGACTGGTCTGATATTCCCGAACTTCGACCGCAAGAAGCATGTAGTTACTGCTGCATGGCTAAAACAGCAGATCAAGGCTGGAAGTATAAGGTTCAAAAAGTTCACGGCCGGTCTAGATACATCCTATTCCAGTAAGTCCCCAGATACAATCTCAATGATATTCCAGGGCATTACAGAGGACAGAGTATTATATACCCTTGCTGAGAAGGTGTATAACAATGCCAATCTGGATGTGCCACTGGCCCCCAGTGATACAGCTATCCGCTTCATTGGATTCCTCAATCAATGTAAAGATGATTGGGGATTCGCAAAAAATGTTTTCGTCGATTGTGCGGACCAGGCAACCATCACGGAGCTGCGTAAATTTAAGCGTCTGTATGGCTGCCTTTACAATTTCGTAGACAGCTACAAAAGCGTTGTAATCATTGACCGCATCAATCTGCAATTGGGGTGGATACAGCAGGGCGGCTATTATGTGGTTGACACCTGCATGGAGCATCTATCCGAACTGGAACGGTATAGCTGGGATGATGAGAAAGATGTGCCTGAGGACCGGAATGACCATACGATCAATGCTAACCAGTATGCATGGATTCCGTACAGAGATATGATTGGATTCGAGGAGGCAGAAAGATGACAAGATTTGAATTATTACAGAAAGTCAACGGAGTCAAGGAATATTCGAGGCTTGTGTTTGAAATGGCAAGAAAAGCGGATTCAGCAGACGGACTGGCGGTGGAATTATCAAGTGAAATTCCTGAAGATGGGCTACAAACGATTAAGTCCGTAGCCCAAAAAGGTGTCTATCCATTGTCTTTAGACGGAATACAGTAGTGGCAGCCATTCGGGTTGTATGTATGCTCCACTAATACGGCGTGGACTTGGGCTTCGTCATAAGTATCGGCCATATAAATGTGTTCGTGATTAATTTCATTTATGAGACAGGACACCGTTTCTGAATCTAAATCGTGTATTTCACCAGTGTTTGTATTGAGAAGATATCGTTTTCCATTATAAGGCGATTCGTAACGACGCATAACATTTTCTCCTTTCCTTTGTACTCGGCGTGCAGGCCTGTACTTAGATTATAGGAGTTTTATCAAGAAATAACAATAGGAGGCAAAGAAATGAGGTGGGTACAAAAATTGAATGAAAGCATTAAGCGCGGCCTCAGAAGCTGGTTAAATGTAGTTCCTGCAAACCCGTACAGTATTCAGATAAATGAGGTATTAGACTTTGAGACCAATGCTATCCGTAATCGGATTTGGTACAGGGGGGATAGCAATGAGCTGGAGCAGATGTACCAGCAGAATCCAGAGTATGCGGACAAGTTTAAGTTCTGGGCATGTAAGTGCAGCCCTGGGATGGAAATGCGTAAGATCCATACCGGATTGCCGGGACTGATCGTGCGCATACTATCCTCGGTTGTGCTGGCGGATATGAATGATTTTGAGTTCGAGGACGCCAAGCAGGAACGGCTCTGGAAGGAAATAGAAGCGGACAATAAATTTACAAAGAAAATGGAAAAGGCCCTGAAGGAAGTGCTGTACATCGGGGACGGGGCTTTTAAAGTCACGATAGACACACAGGTAAGTGAGTATCCTATCTTGGAATGGTATCCGGGAGAACAGATAGAGATAGTCAGACGCCGGGACAGGATAAGTGAGGTGATATTTAAAACTCCTTACAAGGACCAAGGCAGGATGTATGTCCTCAATGAGCGCTATGGATACGGATACATCATCAATGAGTTGTACCTGCATGATAAGCTGGTTGATATCAAGTCAATCCCGGCTACAGCCAACCTGGCGGACTGGAAGTTTGATGAGAATATTATTCTAGCGGTGCCTATGCAAATCTATGAATCAGCGAAATATGAAGGCCGGGGAGGCTCTATTTTTGATGGAAAACTGGACAGCTTTGATGCATTTGACGAGGCATGGTCACAGTGGATGGATGCACTAAGAGCAGGCCGGGCCAAAACCTATATCCCTGAATGCTTGGTGCCACATGATCCAGAGACAGGGAAGCCCATCAGACCCAATATGTTTGACAATCGGTATTTTGCCGCTGACGGAGATATGCGTGACAAGCAGCAAAATGTGATCAATACAGATCAGCCAATCATCCCCCATGAGAGTTATCTTGCAAGCTATGTGACAGCTCTGGACCTCTGCCTACAGGGGATTATCAGCCCCAGTACATTGGGTATTGACGTAAAAAAGCTGGACAATGCGGAAGCGCAGCGGGAAAAGGAGAAAGCCACTCTGTACACCAGGAACGCTATTGTGGAAGCACTACAGGAAACATTGCCTGATGTGGTGGCAACCTGCATCAATGCCTATCACCTGCTGATGGGAGAAGGCGTAGAAGACGTGGACGTAAATATCCCGTTTGGAGAGTACGCGAATCCGTCATTTGAAAGCCAGGTGGAAACAGTAGGAAAAGCCAAAACCCAGGGTATCATGAGTATTGAGCGCTGCGTTGAGGAGCTTTACGGTGATACACTGGATGAGCACTGCAAGCAGGAGGAGATAGCCCGGCTGAAAAAGGAGCAGGGAATTGCCGAGGTGGAAGAGCCTGGATTAAATCTGGAAGGGGTGAACGTGATTGAAGGTGAAAATCGGACCCAGAATATACCGAATGTCCCGGAAGGAGTACCAGGGACTGCTGGAGGTGGCGAAGGAACAGGTGCCTCTGGGAATTTACGCTCTGGAAACAAATGATTATGCGGAGCTCAGGCATGATCACTGTAAGAGTACCACACAGCTTAAGGCAATGACGAGGCAGTTTAAGGCCCAAGGATTTAAGGTGATGGCCAATGGCAAGAAAGATTAACGATGAATATGACATCGGTAAAGCCTTCCAGGCGATTGAGGAGGAGCTAATGGACTCTATGGTCCGCAATATGAAACACCATAGAGCCTGGGAGGATGCGGAAGGGATGCACTGGGAGCAGTGGCAGGCTTTGCAGCTTAAGTCCCTGGAAAAGTACAAGAAGGATAATCAGAAACGGTTTAAGGGGCAGTTTAAAGACATTAACAAAGAAATCGAATCCCTGATCTATGCTGCTCATCAGCAGGGCGGTATGGACCAAGAAAAGGCAATATTGAGGGCTATAAAGAAAGGTCTGCCCGCTAAGAAAATCAGTAAGGGAGCAACTGCTGAGTTTTTTAAAATCAATGACCGGAAACTGGATGCCTTAATCCAAGCCACCACAAATGACATGGAGAAAGCCGAAACGGCAGTCTTGCGCATGGCCAATGACCAGTATCGTAAAATTATTTACAATGCCCAGGTATACTCCAATACCGGAGCAGGAACATACGAGAAAGCCGTGGATATGGCTACAAAGGATATGCTGTCTGCCGGGCTGAAATGTGTTGAGTACGCCAATGGAGCCCGTCATACTCTATCTGACTATGCAGACATGGCAATCAGGACCGCCAGCAAGCGGGCATACCTGCAGGGCGAGGGTCAGAAACGGCAGGAATGGGGCCTGCATCTGGTCATTATGAATAAGCGAGGAAACCCATGTCCTAAGTGTCTACCTTTTGTGGGTAAGGTGCTGATTGATGATGTCTGGAGCGGCGGGAGCAAGGCAGATGGGGATTATCCACTTATGAGCTCTGCCATATCTGCAGGGCTGTATCATCCCAGATGTAAAGATGGGCATACAACCTATTTCCCGGGTATCAGTACGCCGCCGGATGATAAGTTCAGCAGGCAGGAGCTGGCAGAGATTGAGGAGCAGAGTAAACAGGAGGCAAAACAGCAGTATGCCAAGAGACAGATCGAGAAATTTGGCAGGTTGGCAAGGTTTTCACTGGATCCGGAGAATCAGGAACAGTATCAGCAGAAAGCGGAGCAATGGAGAAATGTTAGATTCAGGACAGGTAACCAGGATAGTCGTGGTTATGCTGATAAAAAGCGGCCATTGGCAGATTTCCGGGCAGTACCACAGGAAAAGGTTGTGGATGTACTGCGCAAAGAATCCGAAAAGTGGATTAATGGTCTTACAGAGAAAGAGAAAAGGGCCATACGGAAATATACTTATAACTCTGGTGACAAAAAGCCGAATCGTTTTTTTGAAAGATTAAATGCCATGCTCCGGGGAGATGCTGCGGGAGATAAAAGGCTTAAGGAATATGCAGATACTATTTCTAATGCATTAAAAAAGAATAAGCTCAAGCAAGATATTATAGCCTATAGAGGAGTCGATATAGATCCGACAGCAGGTGCTGAGATTGGTGATATTGTTGCTCCTGGGCAATTCTTTAGTACATCTGTTATTGATGCTCGTTCATTTGGTGCGGGATACAAGATAGTGGTATATGCGAAGAAAGGTTCAAATGCAGCATATGTCGAGGCACTCAGTCATTTTCCGAAACAGAGAGAACTTTTGATTGACAAAGATTGCTTTTATAGGGTACTATCAAGAAAAGGGAACATTATCGAATTGGAGGTGCTTTGATATGGCAGATAAAGAAAAAGAATATCAGAAAGCCCTGGAAGAGAAAGAACGTGAAAGAGTGTGGAGAGAGGAACCATTGAGATTTCATAAAGCCACGCCAGAAGAAATTGAACATTTAAAAAAAGAAGGGCGTATTTAGTACCACCAGTCAGAAATGGCAGGTGGTATTTTTTATATCCAATTATTTACGCCGGCGCAAAAGGAGGAGGTGAGGAAATATGAAATATTATGTTTGTTGCATGGAAAATGGGCTTAAGTTGGATTTCGATAAGCAATGCACAAAAGTGCAGTGGTCAAATGACATGTTTAAAGCTGTAGACTGTGAAGGAGCTGTGTTGGCAATAATCCCAATCATTAATGTAAATCATTTCATCGTGAAGAAAGAAGGTGAGACAGATGAGATACAGAAAAAAGCCAGTAGAGATTGAAGCCTTCCGGCTTACAGATGATCCGGACAGAATCGCACCTGAATGGTTTACGCGGGCCGTAGAAGACGGTAAAGTATACATTGATCGAAGTCTGTTAGATGGACATATGCATGTCTATGGATGCACAATCGAGACACTGGAGGGCAGGATGCAGGCAAGGCTGGGTGATTATATTATCCAGGGATTGCGGGGTGAGTTATATCCATGCAAACCGGATATCTTTATGAAAACCTACGATTTAGTAGGATAGAGAAGGTGATCCATAATCTCCCTTTGAGGCGCAGGGTGACGCGTCTTATTTTTATGCCCAAACACGATATGGCTTAAAAAGATGCGTGGCCGGTGACACCGATGACAATGGATTTTACAGAGTGACACTCTCAAAATGGAAAGGAGAAATTTATGTACAAGAAATTTAGATGTCTGTTGCCTATGGATTTACAGTTTTTCGCAGAGCCTGGAGCAGGAGACGGTGGCGGCGCAGGAGCAGGAGGCACAGGAGATGGACAGCAGGCAGGAACGCAGCCACCCGCAGCGCCACAGATTGATTACAATAAAATCCAGACAATGCTGGAAGGTACGCTGGCGGCAAAGGAGGACACCGCCCTGAAAGCATATTTTAAGCAGCAGGGATTGTCAGAAGATGAAATGAAACAGGCTATTGCAGCATTTAAAGCTCAGAAAGCGTCCCAGCAGCCAGATGTAAATGCATTGCAGACACAGGCAGCGCAGGCCCAGGCGGCAGCACAGCAGGCGCAGGTACAGGCAGCGGCCACTATGGCAGCGGTTGGTCTGGGGATTGACGCAAAGACTATCCCATATGTCCTTAAAATGGCGGATCTAAGCCAGGTTATGGGACAGGACGGGAAAATCAACGAAGAGACACTTAAAAATGCACTAAACAAAGTGCTTGAAGACATCCCGGCATTAAAACCTGCACCAGCAGGTCAGACAGGCTTTGTACAGGTAGGGGCTTCCGGCCAGGCGGGTCAACAGCAAACAAATAGCGACGCTTTAAAGAAAGCGTTTGGACTTTAAGAAAGAGAGGAACTAATACATGGCAATATATGATTATGCAACAACGTTTACGCAGCTCCTGCAGCAGAAATATGCAAAGGAACTGTGCTCTGATGCACTGGCACAGAGTAATCTGGGAGTAAAATTTATTAATGCCCAGACAATCAAACTCCCTAGAATGACAGTATCTGGGTACAAAGACCATACCAGGACACCGGGTTTTAACGCGGGTACTCTGAGTAATGACTGGGAGGCAAAGAAGCTGGAACATGACAGGGATGTAGAGTTCTGGATTGACCCAATGGACATTGATGAAACAAATCTTACATTATCCGTGGCAAATATCCAGAATACTTTTGAAACAGAGCAGGCCATCCCAGAGAAGGATTCTTATCGGTACAGCAAGCTTCACGCAGAAATGACTAGGCTTTCTGGACGGATTGATACAACGGTTATTACAGCGTCAAATTTCTTGGAGGCATTTGACGAAGAAATGAGCATCATGGACGAGGCGGGTGTGCCAGAAGAAGGCAGGATGCTGTATGTAACCCCGTCTATGTATAAAATCATCAAGGAAGCTGAAGGCATCCAGCGCGTTATGAGTGTCACCACGCCTTCGACAATCAACCGTAATGTCCACTCCCTGGATAATGTGACTATTAAAATGGTCCCGGCTGCTCGCATGAAAACAAAATACGATTTTACGGAAGGCTGCACGGCAGCGGAGGACGCAAAACAGATCAACTGGATCCTGATCCACACCTCCTGCGTGGTATGCCGTGATAAGTACAGCTATATCAAATTGTTTACACCAGGAACTGACAGCAGAACCGCGGATGGATATCTTTACCAGAACCGTAACTATGGAGATCTTTTTCTGTTGGAAAAGAAAGTAGAAGGGTGCGCAATGAATGTAGAGGCAGGTGCATGATATGAGAGCTACGAAAGGAAATAAAGAGTACACCATTGACGAGGTGCAGAAGAAGTTTTACCAGGATTCCGGCTTTGATATCCTGAATGATGACGGGGAAGTGATTGCCTATGGGCGTGGAAAAACTGTACCGTATGAGGATCACATGCAGGCTGTTAGAGAAGTAGAACGCCTGCAGAAGTTATGCGCAAATCTGCAGGAAGAGAAATCTGACCTGCAGAAGGAGCTGGAAACCTTGAAGGCTGAAAAGAAGCCAGCAGGCAAGAAAGCCGGTGAGTGATATGTACACTCCATATGCAGACTCTGCGTATTACACGGATATCTACAACGGCAGCCTGCTGTCGGATGCTGACCGGGAACGGTATTTGAAACAGGCGTCCAGGCATATTGATTCCCTGACCTACAATCGTATTGTGGGCCGGGGATTTTCTGATTTGACACCATTCCAGCAAGAAATTGTCCAGGAGGTCTGCTGTATGCAGGCAGACTTTGAGTGGCAAAACAGGGAGATTTTCGACATGATCCTGCAGGGATACAGTATCAATGGCGTATCCATGCAATTCGGGGAATCGTGGAATGTGACCACACAGAAGGGAATCCCCATGCGGCGTGATGTATATGAGCAGCTCTGCCAGACAGGCTTGTGCTGCAGATTGTTGAGGTGATGCCTATGTATCCATGTTTAGTGCCTGAATGGGCTTGTACGACAGATATCCATGTGACTATATATAGCGAGGGCCTGAATGAAAATGGCGGCCCGGAGGTGGCTTTTGAGGATGACTTGCGCTGTAATTATCAGGACAGCGCAAAGACGGTCATTGACAAAGAGCAGAAATATGTACAGCTTTCCGGGACAGCTCTCTTTCGGGGAGACATTGCTCCAGGAGTGGCTGTCATCTCTGGAGGAACTGTCACAGTATTTGGTGAAGAACGTAATATCCTGCAGGGGATGAAAGCCAGGAATCCGGATGGCAGCGTAAATTACACGAGGTTAGATATTGTATGATCAATGTAAATTCAATCATTAAGATGGACTGGGGCCGCATACAGGCTCTTACAGACGCACAGGTAACAGCCCTTGAGCAAACGGCAGAGTACCTGCATACAGAGGTGGCACAGGCTCAGGTGATGCCGTTTGACAAAGGTACGCTCCAGAATGACAGCACTTTTGCTGATTATTCGGAAAGTAAGTCCGGGAAAGTCTCAATTGTGTCTACACAACCCTATGCCAGGCGTCTGTATTACCACCCAGAGTATAATTTCCAAACGAAAGAAAACCCTCATGCACGTGGTGAATGGTTCAAAGACTGGATGCCTGGAGGAAGTAAGGACGAGGACTGCCAGAAGGCATATAAGCAGATATATAAAAGGATTACGGGGGTGTGAGTATGGAATTGGCAGATATCAAGGACTGGATCAAGACGCTGGGAGTGGGAGACCACTTTTATATAGGCAAGCTGGAAAATAAGAAAGAGCGGTCTATAGGTGTCTATCAGCGTCAGATTTCTGGCGGCGCAAATATAGCCCTGGGCGGCTTGGATTGCACAAAGACGGCCAGTAAAGCTGTATCTATCTTAATCCATTGGGATAAATATGCCAATGAGACAGAGGAGGCAGCACAGGCCCTGTATGACAAGCTTTTACATGTAACAGATTTGGAGATTGCCGGAAAGCATGTAAATTACCTGCAGTTGGATGTACCGGAGCCCATTGACGTGGGTACGGATAACAACGGCGTGTATGAGCGTGTGATCTGGCTGACACTGCATTAGGAAAGGTAGGTAGAAAAATGGCAGGAAAAACAGGAGTATATCCTTGTTATAAAAATCAGTTCCAGGTAGGGGATGCCAAAGAAGGGGCAACCTCTATTGCGGATATGGAGACTTTTTCAGTAAAATTTGATAATGGCGTAGAAGAATGGTACCCCTTCGATACGGAAGGATGGGCGCGCAGGCTGGCAACAGCGAAGAGCATCACCATTTCTGTATCCGGGAAAAGAAATATCGGGGATACCGGAAATGACTATGTATTTAATAAGACTTTTAAGAATGGGCGGGACGCGGAAGGTTATTTCGGCTGGACATTCCCGGATGGGACGATTATCTCCTGGGATGCTGCAGTTTATAACATCACAAATACGGGGGCAGGTAAATCCACTGAGGTTGGCCCACTTGAATTTGATGTGATGAGCAATGGAAAACCAACGATAACATTACCATCAGGAGGTGACGCATAATGGCAAAGACTATTGACATTACAGACAAACTGGCTTTTGACGAGAATCCTAAGCTGATTGTAAAGGGAAAAGAGCTGGAAGTAAATGCAGACGCTACCACGGTTTTAAAGATAATGGGAATCCTGGGAGATGGTGACAACGTGCAGCCCAGTGATGTAGTAAAAATGTATGAGCTGATCTTCAGCGAAGCAGACCGTAAGAAGATTGACAAGATGAAACTGCAGTTTTCGGACTTCCAGACGTTGGTCTTTTCGGCCATCGGCCTGATCACCGGCGAGGAAGAATCGGGAGAGTGATGACCCGTACTACGACTTGATAGATGATTTTGGACTTATCATATCATCTTTTCAGACGCAGTACGGGATTCGTGTTTCTAAAGAGCTACAGACCATGAAATGGGACGAGTTTAAAGACATGCTGTCCGGCCTGGGTCCCGATACACCGCTTGGCCGGATTGTAGCCATTAGGTCAGAGGATGACCCTGAAGTCCTGAAACATTTCAGCCCGGAGCAAAAGCGGATCCGGATGGAATGGAGAACCAGAGCAGCAAAAGCTATGTCTCAGGAAGATATGGCGGGATTTTTGGAATCCTTGAAACGGGGACTGATATATGCGGCAGGAGGTGAGCGAGGGTAAATGGCACAGAGTGTAGGCCAGATCGGACTTGACCTGGTGGTCAATAAAAATCAATTTGAAAAACAGATGTCAGGTATCACAAACCTGGCAAAAAAGGCAGGTGTAGCCCTTGCATCTGCCTTCGCAGTCAAAAAACTTGTGGATTTTGGTAAGTCCTGTATTGAACTTGGTTCGGATTTGGCAGAGGTCCAGAACGTCGTTGACGTCACCTTCCCGTCTATGACAGCGCAGGTAGATTCTTTCGCCAAGAATGCGGCAGCCAGCTTCGGCTTATCCGAAACAATGGCAAAAAGGTTTACCGGTACATTCGGGGCTATGGCCAAGGCATTTGGCTTTTCTGAGAAGCAGGCCTATGACATGAGCACGACTCTGACAGGATTGGCCGGTGACGTTGCATCCTTCTATAACATCAGTCAGGATGAGGCATATACAAAGCTTAAATCTGTTTTTACGGGTGAGACTGAGACCTTAAAGGATTTAGGCGTCGTAATGACCCAGAACGCCCTGGATGCTTATGCAATGGCAAACGGTTGGGGAAAGACCACCCAGGCCATGAGCGAGGCGGAAAAAGTAGCCCTGCGGTACCAGTTTGTGCAGGACCAGTTGTCGGCGGCAACCGGGGATTTTGTACGGACGTCAGATTCGTGGGCTAACCAGGTCAGGGTCTTGAAGCTTCAGTTTGACAGTCTAAAGGCAACTTTGGGGCAAGGGCTGATAAATATACTGACCCCTGTTTTGAAGTTGTTGAATCAACTGCTGGCCAAGTTGATGACTGTAGCGTCGGCATTTAAGTCCTTCACGGAAATGCTGACAGGAAAGAAAGCAGAAAGTGGTTCCGGTTTTAGGGATACAGCGTCTGACTTGTCGGCGGCTGCAGGCGCAGCAGATTCCCTGACAGATTCTACAGAAGGTGTTGGTAAAGCTGCCGAAAAGGCATCCAGAAGCCTGATGGGCTTTGACAAGATCAATAAACTGCAGGATAAGAATGCCAGTGGCACCGGAGGCGGCGTAGGAAGCATCAAGGGGCCGACTGTTGACTATGGTAGCCTGGCTGAAGGGGATACGGTTATTGATGAGCTGGATAATAAATTCCAGAAGATGTTCCAGAATATCCAGCGAAATATCCAGCCTACTATTGATTCCTTCAAGCGACTATGGAATGAAGGTCTTCAACAGCTTGGAAAGTTCACTCAAACAGCTCTGGGGGATTTTTTCAGTGGTTTTCTGGGGAAAGTTGCAAGCTGGCTTTTCCAAACAGGCATTCCGGGGTTTGTTGATGCTTTAAATGAGGGCCTGATGGCCATAAAGTTTGATGATATCAACGAGGCACTGCGTGGACTGTGGGACGCACTGGCACCGTTTGCTATCCATGTGGGTGAAGGCCTTCTCTGGTTTTGGCAGAATGTCCTGGTGCCGCTTGGAGTATGGACAGCCAATGAGATAGTACCGCGTTTTCTTGACACCTTGTCAATAGCGATAGAGGCATTCAATCATATCCTGGAGGCATTGCAACCATTGTTCCAGTGGTTTTGGGATACTGTATTGCAGCCGCTTGCAAGCTGGGCAGGTGGTGTATTCCTGGCTGTATGGGACAAGATCAATGGAGCGTTGCAGAAGTTCAGCGACTGGTGTAAAGAACACCCACAAGATGTACAGGATATTACCCTGGTCATTGGTTCTTTTTTTGCAGCATGGAAATTCGGAAAGCTAATATCAGGATTAAATGAGTTTGTTGGGAAATTTGCAACCAATATGACTTTGGCAATTATGAAAGCGGGAGGTTTAAAAAACGCGCTGGTCAAATTGCTTGCAGGATTTAACCCGATTATCTTAATAATTGGCGCTTTAATTGCAATAGGAGTTCTCTTATATAAACATTGGGATGAAATAAGTGCTAAAGCTATTGAGATATGGGGTGGAATTAGAGACTGGTTCGATTCCGTAACAAAAAAGATTGGAGAGTTCTTCTCACGGCTATGGTCTGGTATTGCCGATACCTTTAAAAGTGTGGGTTCCTGGTTTAAGCAGAAATTTACATCTGCATCTGACGGGATTAAAAGCGCATTTTCCGGCGTTGGGAATTTCTTTTCGGGTATTTGGAGCAGCATAAAAAATACTTTCTCCCATGTGGCCGACTGGTTCAGGGATAAATTCTCCGCAGCATGGAAAGCCGTAAAAGATGTTTTCTCGTCCGGAGGAAAGGTTTTTGACGGTATAAAGGATGGTATATTAAATGGTCTGAAATCCGTAGTGAACGCACTCATTAGTGGGATAAACAAAGTGATAGAGATACCGTTTAACGGCCTGAACTCAGCTCTCGGAAGACTGAAAAAAGTTGATATCATGGGACTGAAGCCTTTTGAATGGCTCCCGTCCATCAAAGTGCCGCAGATACCCAAGCTGGCACAAGGCGGTTTTGTGAAAGCTAACACCCCGCAGCTTGCTATGATAGGCGATAACCGCCATTACGGTGAGATCGTAGCCCCCGAAGATAAACTGCAGGCTATGGTCAATGAGGCGGTCAGGGCTGTGGCAGGATCTGGTGGTGCTAGTAAAACAGAGTTGGAATCCATCATCAACAGTGCGGTGACAAGGTTCATTGCTGCCGTTGGGAAGATGGGATTCTTTGTGGATGGTGAACTTTTGGCCAGGGCGCTTGACAGGGCACTGGAAAATGTAAAGTACCGCCAAAATCCGGTAGAGGTGACATAAATGGCAGATATTTTAAGATCAGGAGGCGTGGTGCTGCCGGCACCCGTCTCCATTTCTGTTAATGATGAGATCATATGGACTTCCGACACGGGCCGTACAATGGACGGGACGATGGTCGGAGACCCGGTTGCGAATAAAAAGACTGTAAGTATCAAATGGGGTGTACTTCCAGAATCAGATGTAGCGCTTATCAAGCGGACACTGGTTGCGGGATTCTTTCCTTTTACCTTCCGGGATGACGGTATCAATGCGACAATAGAAGTATACCGGGGGACCATATCCAAAGAACAGATAGGCCGCCTGGGGGACGGGATATTTTGGTACCGCAGTGTTACGGTGGATATTATACAGAGGTGATGACATGGTAAGGACAAGTATGGATTACAGACGGGCTGTTGTGCAGGACAGGATATTTCATGTACGGGCAGTGATGCAGTTTCCGGATGGGACAGAGACGGTACTGACAAACGGAGACCTGATGTCGGATGGGATGACTATCAAGACTGGTGTATCCAGTACAGACAGCTTTGATATTGGTTCGGCATCTATTGGGGAGTGCACGCTGCGCCTGGACAATACAGACGGGCGGTATAATACCTACGATTTTGAGGGTGCAGAACTGAATGTAAAGGTTGGCCTGCAGCTATCAGAGGACAAGATCGAGTGGATACCAAAGGGCATATACACGGCGGAGCCGGGAAAATTCACGGGTGCGGTCATCTCTGTCACAGCTTATGACAACATGGCAAAGTTCGACCGGACTTATACAGACAGCAGATTAAAATATCCGGCTACTTTGGGGCAGATCGTAGCCGATGCCTGCAGTGTATGTGGTGTGGTACAGGCATCTGCGGATTTCCCGAACCGCAATTTTACGGTAAAGGAACGGCCTGCCGATGAAGCAGTGACCTTTAGGCAGGTGCTGACCTGGGTGGGGCAGATAGCCTGCCGTTACTGGAAGTGTGACGCATATGGCCGGTTGACGTCAGGATGGTATGACACTGCCGTATTTGGGCGTCATAATGGCATGGATGGCGGCGTGTTTGACGATGGGACCCCATCCTATCAGACTGGTGACAGTGTAGATGGCGGCAGTTTCCTGCCTTGGACAGACGGAGACAGCCTGGATGGGGGAACATTTGAGAGCTTACAGGTCTATCACCATTTATATGCCTTAAACAGCATAAGTGTTGCCACGGATGATGTGGTGATAACCGGGATCAAGGTAACTGAGGCGCAGGACACCACTGTGCAGGATGCCCCAGCATCTTATATGACAGGTGTGGAAGGTTATGTGCTGGAGATAAAGGATAATGATTTTATTCGCAAAGGTAGCGGTAAGACGGTCGCCGATTATTTAGGCGGCTGCCTGATAGGGATGAAATTCCGCCCAGTGTCTATCTCTTGCCTGTCAGACCCTGCCATAGAGGCAGGAGACCCGGCAATCGTGACAGATTATAAGCAGAACACCTATCAGTGCTATATTACAAATACCACCTACCAGATAGGTAATTATCAGTCGGTGTCCTGTGACGCAAAAACACCGGCCCGTAACAGTGCATCCAGGTTTACAGAGGCTACACAAGCCTTTGTAAAGGCAAAGAAAAATACTAAAGTACAGATAAATGAGTATAACAAAGCGGTGCAGGCCCTGACCAGTTTGATCACCCAGTCTTTTGGTGTATATAAGACGGAGGAAAAGCTGGAGGATGGCAGCACCATTTTTTATATGCACAATAAACCAACGCTGAAGGGATCAGACACCATTTGGAAGATGACAGCAGATGCTTTTGCCGTGTCTACGGATGGAGGGAAGACCTGGAATGCCGGTATGGACAGCCAGGGAAATGCCGTGGTCAATGTCCTGTCCGCTATAGGCATCCGTTTCGACTGGGCGAGGGGTGGTACCCTTACATTAGGCGGGGAAAACAATGTAAACGGTGTGCTGCGCATTCTGAATGCGTCAGGTAAGGTTATCGGTACTTGGAATAAAGATGGTGTGCACGCAGAAGGGGTCTTTAGCAATTTAGTAGATGGGACAGGCATCAAGATCAATAACAAGAGGGTTGAATTTTACAATGCGGGTAAGTTATCAGCAATCATGACAGCTGTATCTGGTGGAGGAATCGCAATCCAGTCCTTTGGATCTGCATCAAAGTTTTCTTTTGTTTGCACAGATGACAGCGGCAATAACTCATATCCGTTATTGGCAGATAAAGACGGCCTGACAGGAAAATTTAAAGCTGGAAAAACAGGGAGAGCAGAGTTTTCAGACGGCACGTATCTGCAATTTTCTGGCGGTGTCTGTGTAGGCGGGAATACGAAAGAAGGGACATTTTAAGGAGACAGAAATATGGCACTTATAATAAGCAATGCATATCTGTCTCAATCGCAAATGACAGATAATGCACAGTATATCGCTGATTATCTCATCAATAAGGGCTGGACCAGGAATGCTATTGCGGGAATACTCGGAAATATGCAGCGTGAGTCCACACTCAACCCTGGCTTATGGGAATCCCTTATTTACGGCAATATGTCAGGCGGATATGGCCTGGTGCAATGGACACCGGCAACGGATTACACATCATGGGCAGATGCCAGGGGATATCCCTGGGGAAATAATACAGGTAATCCGGCAGCATATTTTAACGGGCAGTTGGAATGCATTTTGTGGGAAGTGGCAAACAACCAGCAATGGATCGCCACTTCCTCTTTTAATTTCTCATTTTCTGCATTCACCAAGTCTACTCAGAGCCCAGAATACCTGGCGGAAGCGTTCATGCGGAACTATGAAAGACCGGGAGTGCTGGCACTAGAGGAAAGAAGGCAGAATGCACGGTACTGGTTTGAAAACCTGACTTACGGAAGCTCGACGGTTATCAAAAATGCTGTGGAGTGGGCGGTCGCAATCGCGAATGACAATTCCCACGGATATTCACAGGACAACCGCTGGGGGCCGGATTACGACTGCTCCTCACTTTTGATCTCGGCGTGGCAACAGGCTGGTGTCCCGGTTAAGGATAAGGGAGCATCTTACACCGGGAATATGTATGACGCGTTTATTGCCTGCGGATTTCAGGATGTGACAAACAGCGTAGATATGGCATCCGGAAGTGGCATCATATATGGTGATGTGCTCCTGAATCATGTGAACCATACAGCAATGAGCATTGGTAATGGCAGGATGGTACAGGCATCATCAAACCGTGGAAACCCGCAGACAGGGGACCAGGATGGCACAGAAATATGGACATGCGGTTATTATAACTATCCCTGGAACTGTGTGCTGCGTTATCCAGGCGGCAGTACGCCACCGACGCCCACGGGGGTGTCACTGGTGCGCTGGATACCAGGGTAAGGAGGTGAACCAATATGGCAATACAGGATAGGCGGGGCGATTTTGACCACTTTGACCCTCAGAAGATGCTGCCAGGGGAATGGGCAGTTGTACTGAGAGGCGACCCAAATGTAAGTGATGGAAAGGCAACTTATGTGTGCTTTTCTGCCGGAGTCGTGAAACGCCTCATGACAGAGGAAGACCTGACCATAGAGCTAGATGAGCGGACACAGGAGATCATCAACAGGCTTGTCGGTGAGGTTGGGGCGGCTGTAAAAGATGCGGTGGAAGCAACGAAATATGCCAACAATGCCGGACAGCTTGCCAATACACAAGCACAAGCAGCAGAGGCGGCAGCAAACCGGGCGAATGCTACAGCGGATGACCTGGAACGGCGAAGACAGGCTGGGGAGTTCAATGGCCCGGCAGGCCCACAAGGTCCGATAGGACCAACTGGACCGGCAGGTCCGCAGGGACCGCAAGGTATCCAGGGACCAAAAGGAGACAAAGGTGATAAAGGTGACCGGGGGGAAGATGCTGCAGTTGTAGAGAGTAAAGGGGTTTATGCCTTCCAGGTGCGGGAAGACGGACATCTTTATATAGTATACGCTGGTCTGGATGCCCCGGGATATAAAATCAATGATAATGGCCATCTGGTCATGATCTTATAAGGAGGTAGAGAATTATGCCCGAACTTGATTTAGGCAATGTGATGGGACCGCAGGGACCCAAGGGAGCCACAGGAGCGACCGGTCCACAAGGACCGGCAGGTCCAGCCGGTCCAACTGGCCCACAGGGACCAAAGGGGGATAAAGGTGATGCAGGGGCAACAGGGCCGCAGGGACCACAAGGGCCGACTGGTAAAGTGGATGCGTCTACCCCTATTGCATTTTCAGATGCGGCATCCAGGGAGGCATTAGATACAGGAAATTCCATAACGGTTTTGTTTGGTAAAATATCCAAGTGGCTGAAGGACATGAAGTATCTTGCATTTAACCGCGTGATTGATTTGGCCAATAAGGTTACACCTGATAGTACGGATGCAATGTTGTTGGAGGAATCCAATGGAACAGGAAAGAAGCTGTTATTTTCCAACTTTTTGACTTATCTGCAGAATGAGGTCAAACCTAAAACGACGGCAGGTAATGTTACATTTACAAAGGCAGATGGAACTGCAAGCAATGTGCAGGATACTGTTACTGCGCTAAGCTCAGCTTTGGATAGTAAAGCGGAAAAAACTGATCTAACTAATGTAGAAAAGAATATTAACAGCATAAGTACGCTTCTGTCGAACGAAACAACCCAAGGAACCACTGGTTCTACAAATAATCAAGGAATATTTAAAGGCCAGTCTGGTATAATGATTCTCTGGGGCGCAAGTCAAACAACTACATTTTCCTATAATTCAACGGGAAAGTTTTACAAGCTCGATATCACATTTCGTGAAAAATTCAAGGAAGCACCTATCGTAATGACTTCTCCCAGATATGCGAGCGGGATCCCTGAAAATGTAGGCACGCTGTCAACGACTGCATCAAAAACAACTTTAGGATGTAACGCTTCTGCGAGCGGCTTATGGATTGAATGGGTCGCCATCGGAAAGTGGAAGTGATTAGATTGGTAAAATATTAGAGTATTTAGACCAGCCATATTATTAAAATCAGAGCCAGACCGTGATAAGCGGTCTATTTTAATGCAGAAGATTAGAAAGGGATAGGTGAAAGGTATGGGTAAGATCAGATTAAACAATGGCCAGGAGCTGGAGATCATCGCAGATGGGATTCGGGCGACAGGTGATTACCTCACGTTGGGATTAGTGCCTGGAGATAAAAACATCATGGAATATGAGACGCTGCTGTCTGAAGCAGCGAACACAAGTAAAATCCAGGTGATTGATTACAACGATGAGGTATTTAAAATCTATTCTGGGTATACAAAAATGCAGAAGATTGAAAAGCAGATGGAAACTGTTGTGGATTACACACAGGATGAAGAAGGGAATCCAGTGCCAGTTAATGGAGTTGCTATCCTTGTGGAGCTGAAGAAACCGGATAAGACAGAGGCTCGTATAGCCGCTTTGGAGGAAACCGTTGACAAACTGGTGCTTGATAGCCTGGGGATTGCGTAAGGAGGTATGCGACATGTTTGAGACGATTACAAGACTGTATAGAAAGACCGGAAATGCAGAGGTAGTAGAAAAAGCAGCCACAAAGGGCTGGATCAGCCAGGAAGAAAAGACAAGCATCCTTGCCGGTTAATCTTCCAGGCGGGAAGGAGACGGCAATGATAATCGCAAGATTTTGTAGTGATGGGCAGTATTATAAAACTGTTTATGGGCTGGCGCAATGGGATTACGGACAAACGCTGCAGGTGTACGGCCTGCACCTCTCCCTGACCAGGGGAGAGGTGCATTTGACAGAGGAATTCGGCAGTCTGGCCTTTACTGTTCGGGGAATCCGGCAGAAAGATGGCAGTATTGCCATTGAGATACCGGACATCCTGCTTCAGAGCGGCAAAAACATTGTCGCTTATATTTATGTTTGTGATGATGGGCATGGGGAAACCTTACGGACAATCCTGATGCCCGTAAAAAAACGGGCGAAGCCTGAAAATTACATCGGAACTGGACTAACACCTATGCAAGAAATCTTTCGCGAGCTGAGTAGCCGTGCAGATGACATGACATTGCAGGATGGGGTGTTACAGCTTATGTCTGAGGGGCAGCCCATTGGCACCCGAATCAGGCTGCCAGTCCAAGAACGGGAAATCGAACTCAAAAATGATGGTACTGATATCAAATGGCGTTATACAGACAGCAATGACTGGCACATGTTGATCGCTCTGGATACACTCCGGGGGCCGGCAGGGGAAGCACCTGAATTTGAGATCAGAGACGGACATTTATATGCAATATATCAAAAGTAAAGGAGAGATGAGACATGGCAAGAGAAGTTGATTTAGGCAGTATCGTAGGCCCGCAGGGGCCGCAAGGCATCCAGGGACCGAAAGGAGATACTGGAGCAACAGGTGCCAGGGGACCTCAGGGAGAGACTGGCCCAACTGGCCCACAGGGGCCAAAAGGAGATACCGGAGCCACCGGACCGAAAGGACCAACAGGAGCAACAGGGCCGCAGGGGCCGGCGGGTGATGCGTTTGCTATTGCCAAAACTTATGCCAGTATATCCAGCATGAATGCAGGATATGCATCTGATGGAGTGAAGGTTGGGCAGTTCGTGATTATTGACACTGGTAACATAAATGATGCTGATAATGCAAAGCTGTATGTCAAAGGCGCAACAGCTTATACCTATGTTACCGACTTGTCTGGCGCTACCGGTATGACTGGCCCGCAAGGCCCAAAAGGTGCAACAGGAGCCACTGGCCCACAGGGGCCGAAAGGAGATACCGGTGAGAAGGGTGCAACAGGAGCAACAGGGCCACAGGGGCCAGCGGGTGCAGACGGTAAGACGCCAACCTTTGAGATACGGAGTGGCCACCTGTACGCAATTTATGAGTAAGGAGGGACCTGCATGTGACAGAATGGGAAGTATTTGGTGTTATTGCTGCTCTTGTGGCCTTTGCAATATCTATAGGGACACCAATAGTAAAGCTCAACACATCAATCACCCGGTTAATTGACCGGTTAAACATGCTGGATGAGGGAATGGATGAACTGACAGCCAGAAATAGCAAATCCCATGAAAGGCTGTGGAAACATAATGAAGAGCAGGATGATAAACTGCATGACCACGAAACACGAATCACTATTTTAGAGAAAAAGGAGAGATAGCATGGATTTAAGCTTTTTGACAAACTATATCAACCCGGTAATATTAGGCATCTGCCTGCTGGTGGGCTATGTAATCAAGACGGCAATACCTGCAATAAAAAACAGGTACATCCCACTTGCCGCTCTTGCTATGGGAACAATTATCGCAATACTTATCAACATGAGTAACGGAATTAACGCAGAGGTGGTGCTTGGCGGTATGATTTCAGGTCTGGCAAGCACGGGATTTTATGAGATGCTGCGGAACTTATTGAAAAAAGACGGGAAGAAAGAAACGGAAGAAGGACCAGAGGGCGAGTGATCGTCCTCTTCTGAGCAGAAAGGAAAAGAAATGGGTGTATTGATCATGGGAAGAGCATCTGCCACGGCAG